GCGTCTGCGCGTTTCATTAGTGGCAAATTGATGTCAGCTTCCCAGCGTTGACCTTGGTGCCGGTAAACCGTCAGCTTATAGTTATATGGTGATGTCGTGATGCCAACAGTATTGACTGCGGTCAGGCTGACTGTTGCCACATTGGTGTTTGTCGGCATTGATAGTGGGTAGGTGATTGCCATAATTAACCCCCAAACGCCGCGCTGAACGACCCACCGCGCCGCTTGGCATCCAAAACCGCACCTTTAGCCGCCTGTGCGATCTGCGGTAACATATTGGTCATTTCTGCACGCACTGTCTGCTGAACGCCGGTTGACAAGTTGATGGTTTGGTTGACAACGACACCGCCGCCAATCTGGTTGTTTGGCACGATGCTGCCAGACTGGTTCGGCACAAACAATTCGCGGCCACGTTCGCCGACCATATAAGGCGTGTTTTTATTGACCTGACCGCCCATTGCGCGTGGTGCAGGGTAATACACACCAGCAGTGCCAGCACCGCCGCTGATGCCACCGCCGCCGCCAAATATGCCGCCAAATACACCACCAAGCGCACCAGCTAAAACGCCGGTCACTTGTTGCTGTATTGCCATTCTGATCATATCGCTGATGATGCTTGCAGCCATAGATTTAAACGCATCTTTGACCGATGTTGTGCCTTGTATGACGCCTAGCAAACTATCTTCAAGCCGGTTAAGACCTTGCACAGCCATATTGTCTAGCTGTTGCGTTGTGTTGCGTGCTGCTTGTGCATATTGCTGCAAACCAGTTTTGGATTTGTTGACAGTAAATGAAACGCCGGTTGCGCTTGCTTGCACCCGCTGGAAACCGTTTGCCATATTTTGTATCGGCTTATTTGCTTGTTGAATTGTAACGCTTGCCGCTTTGATATTGCCGTTGACATCCATCACAGCCTTGCCAGCGTTTTCCATATTGAACACGATGCGATCAATATCTTTTTCTAACGCTTCGCCAAATGTAAATTTGGTCATTTCGACATTTACAGTTTTGGCCAAATCAACAATGCTATTGAGGAAACCACGCAGTTTGCCTATTGCCGCGCTGATTGCCTTTAATAGATTGACGATGATAAATTCAGACACTTTGGCCAATACAGGCAAAAATGTTGCGGTGATCTGATTGCCGATAGATTTTAAAACTTGACCTAATTTGTCAAAATTATCATTTGCGGTTTCAACTGCTTTAGCTTGGTTTTCGGTCAATTCTATTGTGACCGCATTAAACTGTTCGCGCAGTTTGTTTACCTCTGCGCTGCCGTTTTGCAATGTGTTGATCAGGTTGACACCAGACCGGCCAAACAAATCAAACGCAACCCGCACGCGGTCAGCGGGGCTTTCTATTTGTTTCAATCTGTCAGCGGTCAGATTAAGCAATTCATTTGTCGGTCGCAGATTACCGGCGGCATCAGTCACACTAATGCCTAACGCCTCAAACGACCGCAGACCAGTGCCGATGCCGGTACTAGCCTCAGATATAGATCGGTTGAAGCGTGTCAGACCTTTTTCAAGCTCTTCGGCTGACGCACCCGTTTGGCTGGCGGCAAATTGTAACGATTGCAGTTCATTGACGGTCAGACCTAAACGGCTTGACGCTTTGGCCAGATCGTCTATTTGACCGGCCATAATCTTCAAACCCGCGCCGACCCCAAGTGCCACCAGTGCGCCTTGAACGCTCATTATAGATCGTCTGACGCGGCCTAGTCCGGCGGCAACCTTGCCAAATGCAGCGCGGGTTTTGTCAATGGCCGATATGGTAAATCTAAGATTTTGATCGGCCATCTTCCATCACCTTATAATATGCAAACCATTCGTTTAATTCACTAAGCGTCAATTCTTCAATTTCGCTTTGTGTTTTGTGCAAACGATCCGCCAAGGCCATCATATTTAGCCGCAGCGGATCTTGCTTTAGTTTTTTTCAGCGTCCTCAACTGTGTCAACATCGCTAAACATCTTGCCAGCAATGTCACTGATCAGCGTCACGCTCTCTTTCATAAGATACATCTTATCTTCAAGTGTGAATAGACGCTTGCCATCACCATCTTCAGCTTTTGCAATAATCAGATCAACCATACCGTTGATTGTCATATTGTTTAGAAAATCTTTGTGTTTTCTTTGTAGCTTGTCGATGTCTCCGGCGGTGATTGGGCTACAGTAAATGATCAACGCATTGTCATCTTCGCCCCACTCAACAACTTCGATCTGCTTTCGCTGCAACGCACGCCGCGCTGCGATCTGTTCTCCCAAGCCCATTGTTTACCCCTATGATACGGTCGTTTCAGTCAGACCGCCGGTGCCTTGAAAGCTGTATGTAGCGGTCACGATACCGTCAGACGATACACCGATTGAGCGGCTGGTGACAATAGCTGAACCAGTCAGCTTGTGATCGCCAGATGTATTGCCTTCCATCTGCAAGTTCAGTGTGATGCTTGAACCGGCTGTGCAGTTGTTGTGCGCGGTGTCAGTATCATCGAAATAGGTTTCTACTGAACCCGAAAAATCCGTAAATGAGCTTTTGTATGATTTAGCAGTGTCACCCATCGCAGTGTCTTCAATTGTGTCTGCGGTTTCATCGACAGAAAAGCTGATAACTTCAGCCATTGCGTCTGTGCCGATAAGAACGACACCATCGTTGCCTTTAAAAGTTGCCATCGGTTTGTCTCCTTAAGCGGCAGTTTCAACGTCATTTTCAACGGTGCGATATTCGACCGTCACTGTAAACCGACCCACGGCTACCGGCTGTTCACCGTCACCCGCAAAATCAGCTTCAAACGCAGTGATCTGTGCATCTTTAGCCAGACCGCCAAGCGTTATATCAGCGGCAATGGCTTCTTCCATTTCAACCGCAATAGTGTCAAGCGTGTTGTCATAGTTCGACACGCCTTTAACGTATGCCTCAACAGCAACGTCCAAAACCCTGTTCACAGAACGTGGCAAGCCAATTGTATCATATTCGCTTGTCTCGCTCTTGGTGTATATGCACAACGCTGGCAGATTTGTTTCTTCAAGCGGAAATATCCGACTGCGAAATATATTGCTGCCCGTTGTTGTCAGCCCCGTCAGCGTCGTCACGATGTCATCGCGTATCTGTTGTCTAACGTGGCTCATTGTTTCTCTAATACCAGTGTCGTCATACCAGTGCCGTCATCTTGCACAATGCGGATGGTGTAGCCCGTGGCGTCAATCGTAATCGTGTCGCCTTCGGCGGCGGCGGATACATCTGCGGTGCGGCAAACAAAGCGTGGCTGCTGTAAGGCAAAACCAACGCCGCCACCAGCATCAACCTCGACAAAATCGTTGTCAAATATGCCATTCACTGTGCCGCCGTCATAAGTAGCAGCAACGCCAAAATCATCAATGCCAACAAATATGGCACGATCATCTGCGCTTTCGACCGCCACTATTCGTCATCCACCGCTGGCGCGACAGTTTCCTGCACCGGCTTTTTGACTGCTTTCGCTTCTTTAAACGGTTTAGCGTATCCGCGCGCGATAAGTTTCTGTGCCTCAGTATCACGCACATCGTGATCTTCTCCGGCAAGCATTATGCCCGTCGAACCCGCTTGGCAATCTTTAACAACCGTAATTTTTACTAATCTATTTGGCATTTTTCTTTGTGTTCCGCTTGACTAGGCTGCTGGCTGATTTCTTTGTCAAACCCACAGCGCGATCAGTGATACCAACTTTATCTTCGTAAACCTCAACGCGGCCAGTGTTCACCAGATCAAGGCCAATATTATCTTCGACCTCAACAATATCACCGATGTTATATGACACGCCTTTGATCAGAATGTTTCTTTTGCATTTAATTTTCATCAAAATCCCCTATGGGTAAAACGGGGCAGCCGAAGCCGCCCCGTCATTTGATTTATGATGCGTCGATGTCCAAGCACGCTGCGAATGATTGCGCGTGACGTACAGCAACGTCCATTTCCTGCATTACGCGGATGCGTACTGCGCCGGTTGAACCGGCTGTGTATGGATCGACCAACACGTCTGGTGTTGAGAAGAAACCAAGCATCAGTTGGCTAAAGTCACCGAAGATCATAGCAGATGCTGGATCAAGTGTTCCTTTGGTCAGATCTGATGGCACGTTGTTTGTTACAGCCAGTCTGTACCCATAGAGGCTGTCCCAAGGTGCATCTAGCAACATTACGCTATCTGTTGACGCAACCTTTGATGTTGATGCCATATGGCTCTTCACCTTCGGGTTTGTCAGATAGGCAAGTGTGTTGCCGTTGATCGCTGCGTTGTCAACCTCAACCTCTTTTACTAGGCTTGTAATCGCTGCCCAAGTAAGATCGCCACCGTTTGTGCCGATTGCAACAGAACCAATACCAGATGTGCCGGTGATGCCGGTTGGCTCATTTGAGCCGCCGCCTTCGATGGCAACATCTTCAACTTTTTGTGCAATCGCGTTCAACAGATCGTCACGAACGATTTGCTCAACTGATGGGTCAGACTGGATCATCAGCAGACGTGAAACGTCTGTGAATGCGCCAAGTGACTTTGGTGACATTGTGATCTGTGAGAACACAGCGTTGACTTCAGATGTTGCGCCATTCTCAGCGACGAAACCAGCAGATACGCCAGTTGCCAGCTTTGGAATAGCAACGTCACCTTTAAGGCCAGTCATAAAGCGTGCGCCAAGCTCATTGAAAACTAAGCGTGAACGCAGTGCATCAACAAACTGATCGCCAAGATGATCTGTGCCGACCAAGTTGCCGCCAGCAGATGCTGTGCCAACAGTCAGATCACGACGACCACCCCAGAATGTGTCTGGTGCATAAAAGCCGCGTGCTTCACGACCAGAACGCTTTGCGATTTCTTCAGACACTTCAGCTTCCAGACCTTTCAGACCTGACCCATTTACCAGACCGCGAACGGCTTTCATAAATGAATACTGACGCTCTTCTTTAGCTGACATATCAACCGCACCGGCTGACTGCTCAAGTGGCTTGCCTTCGCCAATGGCGTCCAGCAATGTTGCGCGGAATTGTGCAACAGTCTGCCCCGCACCGA